TCTACAAATTCTTGCTTAATTAAAGGAGAACATTATGAGCAAAATCATCGGTATCGATTTAGGTACAACAAATAGCTGTGTAGCAATCCTAGAAAACGGAATTGCTAAAGTAATTGAAAACAGCGAAGGTGCTAGAACAACACCATCAATCATTGCGTATGCTAAGGACGAAATCCTAGTTGGCGCAACAGCAAAAAGACAAGCAGTCACAAACCCAAAGAACACTATCTACGCAAGCAAGCGTCTTATTGGACGTAAGTTTGACGAAAAAGAAGTACAAAAAGACATTGACCTAATGCCATATACTATTGTCAAAGCTGACAACGGTGATGCATGGATTGAAGCTAATGGCGAAAAGCTAGCACCACAACAAGTGTCAGCTGAAGTACTTCGCAAAATGAAAAAGACTGCTGAAGACTATCTTGGTCATGCCGTAACGCAAGCCGTTATTACTGTGCCTGCTTATTTTAACGACAGTCAACGTCAAGCTACTAAAGACGCAGGACGTATTGCTGGACTAGAAGTGCTACGTATTATCAATGAGCCAACAGCGGCCGCACTAGCATACGGTGTTGACAAACAAGACAAGCGTGATCGTAAGATTGCTGTATACGACCTAGGTGGTGGTACATTTGATATCTCTATTATCGAAATTGCCAACGTGGATGGCGACAAACAAATTGAAGTACTATCAACAAACGGCGATACATTCCTTGGCGGTGAAGACTTTGACCAAGCTATTATGGATTACCTAGTAGACGAGTTTAAGAAAGACAACGGTGTTGATCTTAAGAAAGACATGCTTGCTCTACAACGTCTAAAAGAATCAGCTGAAAAAGCCAAGATTGAATTATCTAGTGCCGCAAGTACTAGTGTTAACTTGCCATACATTACAGCAGATGCTAGTGGTCCTAAGCATATGAATGTAACTATTAGTCGTAGCAAGTTTGAACAGATGGTCGAAGCATTGATTCAACGGTCAATTGAGCCATGTAAGATAGCAATGAAAGACGCTAATGTAACAGCCGCAGACATCGACGAAGTTATCCTAGTTGGTGGGCAAACACGTATGCCTAAAGTACAAGAAGCAGTTGAGAAACTGTTTGGCAAGGCTCCACGTAAAGACGTTAACCCAGATGAAGCAGTTGCCGCAGGTGCCGCTATTCAAGGCGCTGTACTAAGCGGTGATAAGACTGACGTGTTATTGTTAGACGTTACTCCGCTAACGTTGGGTATTGAAACAATGGGCGGTGTGTTTACCAAGTTGATTCAAAAGAATACAACCATCCCAACTAAACACTCACAAACGTTCTCAACAGCAGAAGATAATCAGCCAGCAGTTACTATCAAAGTAGCACAAGGTGAGCGTGAATTGTTTAAGTACAACAAGCTACTTGGTGAGTTTAACTTAGAAGGTATTGCTCCAGCATTGCGTGGAACACCGCAGATTGAAGTTACCCTAGACATCGATGCTAACGGTATTCTTAATGTAAGTGCTAAGGATAAAAATACTGGCAAAGAAAACAAGATTACTATCAAATCTGATAGCGGATTGACTGATGCTGAAATTCAACGTATGGTTCGTGAAGCAGAAGAAAACGCAGAGTCTGATAAGAAAACTGTTGAACTAGTTAACGCACGTAATCAAGCTGAATCAACAGCGCACAGTCTAGGTAAAGACTTTGAAGAATTCAAAGCTGAACTATCTGAAGAAGAAAAGACATCTTATGAAACAGCTAAGACAAGTTTGGACGAGGCATTGAAAGGCGAGGAAGTCGAAAAGATTAACGAAGCTATTTCAAAGCTATTTGAATCTGCTAGCCCTATCTTAACAAAGAAACAGGCCGCAGAATCAGCCAAAGCAAGCCCTACACAACCACAGGGCGAACAAACCGTAGATGCGGAGTTCAAAGAGGTTGATGACACAGAGAAGAAGTAATATAATAAAATCGTAGGACGCCTTCGGGGTCCTACTAACGTTCTTGCTATAAGGAGATCATAAAATGACACAATTAAGAACAATTGACACAGCCGCTCTAGCACAACTGAGCAAAGCACTAGTAGGGTTTGATCGCTACTTTACTGCGCCACATCACCAAAATGGTAACTATCCTCCACATAATATTGTAAAATATAGTGATGATACGTATGCAATTGAGGTAGCAGTGGCAGGCTTCACTAAAGACGAAGTTACTGTAGAAGTAGACCAAGATCAGCTAACTATTCGAGGTATTAAAGATCGTCCAACTGTAGATGTTGGAGTTGAATACTTACACCGTGGATTGGCAGCTCGCGATTTTGAACAAACTTTTACCCTTGCAGAGTATATGGAAGTTGTTGGCGCCAAAGTTGCTGATGGAATGCTACAAATTGATATTAAACGAGTAGTTCCAGACGCACTCAAACCACGTAAAATCGAAATCAAATAAGTTAAATAACAGTGGGGAAGAAATTCCCCACTTTCGGAGAATACAATGGCAGAAGTTCAATTAGACGAAAAAATCAAGGTAATTATTCAAGAACCTAAACAATGGAAGGTTATTTTCCTAAACGACAATTCGACCCCAGTTGAATTTGTTATGCAGTTACTAACACAGATCTTTAAACATACTGAGATCACTGCCAAAGATATAACTATGCAGGTACATGAAACAGGGTCAGGTATCGCTGGTGTCTACAGTTTTGAAATTGCAGAGGCCAAAGCTGTTGAAGCAACTAGTTTAGCTAGGGCTAACGGATTTCCCCTGCAAGTTAAACTGGAGGAAGAATGAGTTTAAAAGAACTTACAAAAGAAGCACACACAAACGCAGAACGACAAGAGTTTGTCAAAATATTATTCAGTGGCAGTATTGATCCTAAACTATACGCCACTTACCTAAAAAATCAACATCCACAATATGAAATTTTAGAAGTTTGCGCTATGCCGCTTGGTTTACTAAATGGCATGCCAGACATTCGTAGAGCCCCTGCAATCAACGATGATTTTGTAGAGTTATGGGGAGCAGATAACACAGACTCTCCTCAAATGTGTCCAGTAGTGCAGGGGCTCTACGAATGTCTGGCATGCCATTTAGTAAACCAAGCGGCATAGCGCAAACTTCTAAAATTTCATATTGTGGATGTTGATTTTTTAGGTAAGTGGCGTATAGTTTAGGATCAATACTGCCACTGAATAATATTTTGACAAACTCTTGTCGTTCTGCGTTTGTGTGTGCTTCTTTTGTAAGTTCTTTTAAACTCATTCTTCCTCCAGTTTAACTTGCAGGGGAAATCCGTTAGCCCTAGCTAAACTAGTTGCTTCAACAGCTTTGGCCTCTGCAATTTCAAAACTGTAGACACCAGCGATACCTGACCCTGTTTCATGTACCTGCATAGTTATATCTTTGGCAGTGATCTCAGTATGTTTAAAGATCTGTGTTAGTAACTGCATAACAAATTCAACTGGGGTCGAATTGTCGTTTAGGAAAATAACCTTCCATTGTTTAGGTTCTTGAATAATTACCTTGATTTTTTCGTCTAATTGAACTTCTGCCATTGTATTCTCCGAAAGTGGGGAATTTCTTCCCCACTGTTATTTAACTTATTTGATTTCGATTTTACGTGGTTTGAGTGCGTCTGGAACTACTCGTTTAATATCAATTTGTAGCATTCCATCAGCAACTTTGGCGCCAACAACTTCCATATACTCTGCAAGGGTAAAAGTTTGTTCAAAATCGCGAGCTGCCAATCCACGGTGTAAGTATTCAACTCCAACATCTACAGTTGGACGATCTTTAATACCTCGAATAGTTAGCTGATCTTGGTCTACTTCTACAGTAACTTCGTCTTTAGTGAAGCCTGCCACTGCTACCTCAATTGCATACGTATCATCACTATATTTTACAATATTATGTGGAGGATAGTTACCATTTTGGTGATGTGGCGCAGTAAAGTAGCGATCAAACCCTACTAGTGCTTTGCTCAGTTGTGCTAGAGCGGCTGTGTCAATTGTTCTTAATTGTGTCATTTTATGATCTCCTTATAGCAAGAACGTTAGTAGGACCCCGAAGGCGTCCTACGATTTTATTATATTACTTCTTCTCTGTGTCATCAACCTCTTTGAACTCCGCATCTACGGTTTGTTCGCCCTGTGGTTGTGTAGGGCTTGCTTTGGCTGATTCTGCGGCCTGTTTCTTTGTTAAGATAGGGCTAGCAGATTCAAATAGCTTTGAAATAGCTTCGTTAATCTTTTCGACTTCCTCGCCTTTCAATGCCTCGTCCAAACTTGTCTTAGCTGTTTCATAAGATGTCTTTTCTTCTTCAGATAGTTCAGCTTTGAATTCTTCAAAGTCTTTACCTAGACTGTGCGCTGTTGATTCAGCTTGATTACGTGCGTTAACTAGTTCAACAGTTTTCTTATCAGACTCTGCGTTTTCTTCTGCTTCACGAACCATACGTTGAATTTCAGCATCAGTCAATCCGCTATCAGATTTGATAGTAATCTTGTTTTCTTTGCCAGTATTTTTATCCTTAGCACTTACATTAAGAATACCGTTAGCATCGATGTCTAGGGTAACTTCAATCTGCGGTGTTCCACGCAATGCTGGAGCAATACCTTCTAAGTTAAACTCACCAAGTAGCTTGTTGTACTTAAACAATTCACGCTCACCTTGTGCTACTTTGATAGTAACTGCTGGCTGATTATCTTCTGCTGTTGAGAACGTTTGTGAGTGTTTAGTTGGGATGGTTGTATTCTTTTGAATCAACTTGGTAAACACACCGCCCATTGTTTCAATACCCAACGTTAGCGGAGTAACGTCTAACAATAACACGTCAGTCTTATCACCGCTTAGTACAGCGCCTTGAATAGCGGCACCTGCGGCAACTGCTTCATCTGGGTTAACGTCTTTACGTGGAGCCTTGCCAAACAGTTTCTCAACTGCTTCTTGTACTTTAGGCATACGTGTTTGCCCACCAACTAGGATAACTTCGTCGATGTCTGCGGCTGTTACATTAGCGTCTTTCATTGCTATCTTACATGGCTCAATTGACCGTTGAATCAATGCTTCGACCATCTGTTCAAACTTGCTACGACTAATAGTTACATTCATATGCTTAGGACCACTAGCATCTGCTGTAATGTATGGCAAGTTAACACTAGTACTTGCGGCACTAGATAATTCAATCTTGGCTTTTTCAGCTGATTCTTTTAGACGTTGTAGAGCAAGCATGTCTTTCTTAAGATCAACACCGTTGTCTTTCTTAAACTCGTCTACTAGGTAATCCATAATAGCTTGGTCAAAGTCTTCACCGCCAAGGAATGTATCGCCGTTTGTTGATAGTACTTCAATTTGTTTGTCGCCATCCACGTTGGCAATTTCGATAATAGAGATATCAAATGTACCACCACCTAGGTCGTATACAGCAATCTTACGATCACGCTTGTCTTGTTTGTCAACACCGTATGCTAGTGCGGCCGCTGTTGGCTCATTGATAATACGTAGCACTTCTAGTCCAGCAATACGTCCTGCGTCTTTAGTAGCTTGACGTTGACTGTCGTTAAAATAAGCAGGCACAGTAATAACGGCTTGCGTTACGGCATGACCAAGATAGTCTTCAGCAGTCTTTTTCATTTTGCGAAGTACTTCAGCTGACACTTGTTGTGGTGCTAGCTTTTCGCCATTAGCTTCAATCCATGCATCACCGTTGTCAGCTTTGACAATAGTATATGGCATTAGGTCAATGTCTTTTTGTACTTCTTTTTCGTCAAACTTACGTCCAATAAGACGCTTGCTTGCGTAGATAGTGTTCTTTGGGTTTGTGACTGCTTGTCTTTTTGCTGTTGCGCCAACTAGGATTTCGTCCTTAGCATACGCAATGATTGATGGTGTTGTTCTAGCACCTTCGCTGTTTTCAATTACTTTAGCAATTCCGTTTTCTAGGATTGCTACACAGCTATTTGTTGTACCTAAATCGATACCGATGATTTTGCTCATAATGTTCTCCTTTAATTAAGCAAGAATTTGTAGA